CCTTTGTGATTAACGGTGTCACACCTCTACCCTCCTCTCCTTTCTCTGCGCTAACCGCTCAGCCGTCTTGGCCACGCAACTGCGGCATATCCAACGCTTGGCCTTTCCAAAATAACGGAACTCGCCACCCTCCTCCACACGATCAAACTGACACGTCGTGCAGAACCGTTTCTTCACCCGCTCTTCCATCACCGCTTCCTGTATTCAAAATCCTTCGGATCAAAGGACGACGTACTGCCGCCCTCCCAGACAATATGAATCATGTCCGCCAATAAATACCAACACCCATTGGTGTTCGGGCCCGCAGGACTCGTCGCAATTACCATCCGCCCATGCTCCGCACCCTTCAATGAGCACTTGTGCGCCAGCAGTAAAATCTTCCCGCCCGCCTGATTCTTCAACTCCATCCACTCTTCCGCCGCCCCCGCTACCAACGGCAACAGCAACGCCATCCCAACAATTAACTTCTTCATGACAATTTCCTCTCTCCCTTCTTAAACGCCACCTGCTCAGCAATAATCAACGCCCTCTCCGGCGTGTAATCCACCAAGCTCTCTATGTCCCCACACTCAGGACACCAATTCAACCCCTCACCACTCACCGCACACTGACCACCCGGAATCTCCGACCAATCATCAATAAAGCCACACTTGTAGCAAATCGCTAATTCCCACTCGTCCAGATTCTCTATCTCCGCAGGATTCACGCCACGCGAACCATTGTGCTCACTCATAGCAACTCCCCTAACTCCGACTCAATCAAGTCCTCGTAATACCCTAATAAACGAGGATTCCTATGCACCGCCTCGTCCGCATCCTTCCATAACACCTTACTAGGCCGCAAGATATCAAAGGTGATCTCACGATAACCATAGCAGTCAATGTCACTGTCCGAGGACCACGGGTCAGCACCCCCGGGCAATACTGTGAAATGGATCACGCCCAACAAACAAGGCATGTCGTTGTACTCCGATTCGATTAGATACTTATAGCGAATGGCTGCTCTCATGTCATACCCCGTGTAAGAAAAGCGATATGACAATTACTGCAATTGCGCAGCCAATTATTGCACCAAGAATACCTGCGATTAAGGTGACGATTTCATCAGGGTCCATGCTGTGTTATCCTTTCTGTGTTGGTGATTGGTTGGTTAGTTACGGAACGCGGACCGAGGACCGGGGAGTAATTACATAGGTTTCACGATTTACCGGAGTTATGGTAAGGCATGAATGGTATTGATGCAAGGAAAATCTTTGTGGGGATTAGATCAAAAAGTTATAGAAACGCGGTTTTTTATATGTTTGAAGGGTTCCCTATAGAACTTTTTTCACTAAGAAATTATTTTTGATTTTTTTTTGTGAAATTAGGCGTAATAGACGTAATGCCGTAATAAACGAGTACTGGTGCGGGTTTTCAGACTTACGTTAGCATCACGTTTATATTTAGGAAACGTAAGAAATACAAATATTCAGGGGGGACCCGTGAGACTGCTTTTTTTGTTTCATTTTTTTTTCTTAGTCAAAAAAAGTCTATAGGAACCCTTGGATTGGTTTGGGGGTTGGTGTTCGGAAGTTTCCTTGACTATACGAGTTTCGCTGCGTAATATCTAGGCAGTTGGTTTAGGAGGTTATACGATGTATGAGATTGATCAGAATGTAGAGATTCCTGCGAGCCGGACGCGCTATCCGTTTCCTGACATGGAGCCCGGCGATAGCATTTTCTTTTCAACGGAACGACAGGCTATCTCGGCGCGTGTAGCGGCCGTCAGGTACGCTGCTAAGTACAAGTCGGACTGGAAGTTCACCCTGCGTAGGATTGAAGACGGTTGGCGCTTGTGGAGGCTTTCGTAATGCCAAAGAAGGATGTTTGGAACGTCCCGCCTGTGGTGCCGAAGAAGGCAGCGCAGCGGATGTCTGAAAAGGTGCCGTCGTTGTCCTCGTTGAAGACAATGACGGGCCGCAAGCGGATGGTCACGCCCAAGCATTGGAAGTTCATTACCGAGTACGTCTCAGGCGACGGCCGGGTGACGATGAAGGAAGCGGCTATTCGGGCGGGCTACAACGAAAAAAGCGCTTCTGTCATCGCTTGGCAGTTGACTAACCCGGACATTAATCCGCACGTGGTGGCGGCTATTCAGCAATACCGGGCAGAACTGGCTTCGAAGTACAACACGTCGTATGAGCGGCATATGAAAGATTTGCAGCTAATTCGTGATAAGGCGCTGGAGGCGGGCGCTTTTGCTGCTGCTGTTCAGGCGGAGTATCGGCGGGGGCAGGCGTTGGGGACGATATACGTTGAGCGGAAGGAAATCCGGCACGGCACTATCGATTCGATGAGCAAAGAGGAAGTACAGCGCAAGCTTGACGAGCTGAAAAAGCTTTATGGCGGCCCTCCCCCCACCGCCATAATCGATCTGGAGCCCTCAGACGTGCGTGAGAGCGCCGAAAAGGATGTGGACCCTGCTTTCACCCTCCCAGTGGAAAATCCGCCTCCTGACGTGTTTGAGAGGCTTTCAGAAGACGATGGCGAGGAAACCTGAATCTGTTTTTTCGGACTATGTCCGGGAACGCTTGCGAGAGGTGGATATATCCCGCGTTGAATCAGTGGCCAATCTTGGCTTTCCTGATATGGTGGTGGCCGATAAGCTTGGCGGCGGCCGCGTTGGCTTTTTGGAAAATAAGGTGGTGCGGCGCGGATTGAAGGTTGATGTTCGGCCGCATCAAATCTCTTTTCTTTTTCGCCATTGGTCCTATGGGTGCCCGGCCTTTTTGCTTGTGAAGCATTTGCCTATTGGAAAGCGGATTGGCTTAGTTTTTCTCTATCACGGTGGCCAAGCTCCCGAGGTTGCTCTCGAGGGCTTGCGCGTTGCGCCCGTGCGCCGATGGGCTTCTGACGCGGTAGATTGGGAAGAGCTTAGAAAATTGCTATTAGGAATTGAAAAACCATAGGAAAAATAAACTGTAATTGACGCACGGAAAGTGTATTATGTGGTTGTCGGGTTGTCCGACTTTTAGAGAGGATAGAGAGATGCTTAAGACTGTCGCAGTATCAGGAAACCGCAAAACCGGCCCGATTGCTGTTACTTACCGATCAGGCGAACATCAAACTTACGGGACTTGCCCGAAAACGTGCGGTTTACACCCAAAAAGCGAAACAGGTTCGAATCAAATTGATTCGGAATATTTGCGGGCTATATCTGACTCGGTGCCGCGTAATGGTAAGGCGTGGACTTATTCCCACTTTGCCGCTGATGCGCTGCCGCTCCCGGCCGAGGGAAAAACCGTCATCAATGCTTCGTGCGATACCACGGCCGAAGCGGTCCGCGCTTACTCACTCGGCCGCCCGGCCGTATATGCTGCCCCGGAAAATACACAGTGGCCGCAAAAAATCGAGGGGGTTCGCTTCGTGCGCTGCCCGGCCGAATTGTCGGATTCATTCACTTGCCAGCAATGCGGCGATGGTAGCCCGCTATGCGCCCGGCCGAATCGGGATTACGTAATCGTTTTTGTTGCGCATGGCACTGGTAAAAAACGTGTTGGCACTGGCGAGGGGGGATGCTATGCCGCAAGCGGCCCGACCGCTATTCAATGGCATGGCACCAAAAAAACCGGCGCGGCTAATGATGCGGAGGCGCTTCGCGCTTTTGCTCGTTCGCTGCCGCCGGGCTCATTACTGCGTCATCATGTGGCCGGTGATATCGGCCGGGAGGCGGCCGCGTGATTATTCTGTTAATCGTTATTTTTGTGGTTTTGTGGTGGCTAGCTGATCTCGGGAGCTGGAAATAATCGGCGCTCAATAGTTGATTGAAAAAATCAATTAGCTAATATTCCCGGAATATTGGATTATTCAGACATCGGCCGGTGGCGGCCGTTTTAGAGAGGATAGAGAGATGGCTCACATGATAGATGAAACAACCGGCCGCGCTGCAATTGCATATGCCGGACAAACCCCTTGGCACGGCCTCGGCCGTCAATTGTCGGAAGGCGCGACAATTGAACAATGGACTCAGGAAGCCGGGCTAGGCTATACCGTCGAGACCTCCGACGTTCAATACGTTACTCCGGCCGTCACTGGCCTGCAGGTTTGGCCTGACCGCAAAGTGTTAACCCGTTCAGACACTGGTGCCCCGCTGGCAGTAGTGAGCAAGGATTACAACGTAGTCCAGCCCGGGCAGGTGATGGACTTTTTCCGCAAGCTTTCCGACATCGGCGGGTTTCAAATGGAAACGGCCGGGGCGTTATCCGACGGCCGCCGGGTTTGGGCGCTGGCACGTGTTGGCGATGCTGCCCCGGTGGTTGATGGTGACTTAGTCAAGCCTTACCTGTTGCTCGGCACTAGTTACGACGGCACCATGGCCACGATTGCAAAATTCACCGCTATCCGGGTGGTTTGTAATAACACCATCACCCCGGCCGTCAACGGCCGCGCGGATGAGACGGACAAGGGTTATCTAAAATCAAGTGTCCGGGTTTTGCACTCCGAGCGGTTCGACGCTGATGCGGTTCGCCTGCAGCTTGGCATCGTCGCGAATCAATTCGAGCGGTTTATTGTTCAGTCACGCCAGCTGTCGCACGTGCCTATGTCGGCTACTGATTCCGATTTATTCATTTGCGAATTATTGAAGCCTTATCACCAGAGTAAGCTTGATATCAGAGAGACCAAAGCATACAAGCGGGTTTTGGACTTGTTCGAAAACCGCAAGGCTATCGGTTCCGACATCCCGGGTGTTGCTGGTACCCGGTGGGCAATGCTCAATGCGGTGACGCAGCTGGTAGACCACGAGCGCGGCCGCTCGGACAATACGCGCCTCGAATCAGCGTGGTTTGGCACTGGTGCGGCGCTTAAAAACCGGGCGCTGGAGTTGCTTGCCGCCTAATTGAGTTAAGAAAATAGGATCTGACCCTATTTTCCCTATGAGCGCCGGGTTATCTCGGCGCTTTTTTTCGCTTAGCTGGCCACTGGTAAACCTGCCCCCGGGCCTCGGTCCCTGCACCGCTCGGCGCTGGCCGGTGGTCCTCGGGCCCCGGCCGGTGGCCCTTGGCCCGAGTTGCTCGGGCCGTTATGCGCGGCGCGAGTGTCGCGCCGCGCGGATCAGTGGCGGCGGCCGGTGGTAAATAACCTATTGACGCGCGTCAATAGTTCAGATACATTATCGGTACTGGCTAGCCAGTACCGATTGACAACCTAGAGAGGATAGAGAGATGACCAAGCACGAATTAGCCGCCAGCATCAAAGTGGGAATTTTCGCTTCCCGCGATACACTCGAAGAGGCTTTCGAGTACACCGAGACGATGTTCAATTCAATGCCCGATCCGGCTCACCGGGCTGCAGCGCGGACCGCGCTGCACGTGATGTTGAACTCGGTGGCCAAGCAAATTATCGCACTGCCCGATCCGCTGCCGCTGCCCCCGGCCGAGATTCAAATCTCGGTGGAGGATAATCCTGCTACTGGCACCGAGGCTCGGCAAGACCTGCAAAGTGTGCTCGAGCCAGTGATGGTATCGGTGCCCCGCGCCGAGTTGAACCGCATCATCGACCAGCGGATCAGTGATTGGCTTGATGACCGGTTCGATGGTATGACCGAGGAGTGGTTCGACAACAATGTCGATGTCGCTGAAAAGGTGCAGGATTATCTCGACAACAGCGTAGACTGGACCGAGATTGTGCAAGAGGAACTCAAGCACAACATCAGCTTTAGCATCTCGGTAGACTGATAGAGTATTGACGGCCGTCAATAGTTCGGGTACATTATCGGTACTGGCTAGCCAGTACCGATAAACCTTAGAGAGGATAGTGAGATGAAGACCAGAACCAATTTCGTTAGCATCAACGGCACGAATTACGCGATCCCTGTCGGAATGACTGACAAGGAAGTGTCAGCGGTGTGCAGCCTGTTGCTGCACTTCCGCCGCATCGATGAAATCTATCCGTCAGACTACAAGGGCGCTTTCCACTTTGTAGACGACGAGAACATCACGGTCCGACTCGGCAGCCGTGAAATCTACTCTACCGAGGAATCAGCCCGCGCGGCCCGCGATGCCCGCAACGCTGAACTGGCTGCCAAGGCCGAAGCCTGATTCACCAGACCGGCACCGCCGGTCTGGTCCCTGAAACCCGAGCGCGGCTCGGGTTTTTTATTGCCTGCTACTCTGCACACTATCGGCGCGGCCGCGCCGATAGAAAGAATTGTCTTGACTTATAGGCCGGGCGGAGCCCGGCCTATAACAGCGCAGCACCCAGCACACGCACCCGCCCCCTGTCCAATTGCATATGACTATCGGCTATAGCTAAGCGATAGCTTGACATTCCCCGTGTCGCGACACGGGGAATGAGATAGAAGGAAGGGGGGAGGGCCATTTTAAGCCCCGTCAACTCAGGCTCAGCCTTCGCCCAGTTTTTGGCCCAAGACAGGCACAGGAAAACCTTTTTATTTACCCCCACCCCCATAAAACCACCCCTTTGTTTGTACAATGCGAACATGGGGTATATATTAGGAAACTATGAAACCTGATGAAATCGAAGCAGAACGCTTGCGCCTCGAGCTGCGGCTCTCGCTCCTCGAAGCTCAAGAAAAAGCCTCAAACTACTTCTTAGCATTTTGCCAATACGTCTGGCCTGAGATGTTAGTCGGGGAACACCACAAGCGGATTGCTGCTGCGTTTGATCGGGTGATCGAGGGCAAGTGCAAGCGGTTGATTATTGCCATGCCCCCGCGCCACGGAAAAAGTCAGATGGGTAGTTACCTGTTTCCGGCATACGTGATGGGCAAGCGTCCGCAATCGAAATTGATTGTAGGTTCGCACACGGCGGAACTTGCTCAGCGATTTGGCCGGATGATTCGGAATTTGGTGGATGACGAGAAGTACAAAGAGTTGTTCCCGAATACGTTGTTGTCTGCGGATAGTAAGGCTGCCGGACGGTGGAACACGAGCCAAGGGGGTGAGGCGTTCTTCATTGGTAAGGGCGGCGCGATGACTGGCCGAGGGGGCGACATCATTATTTTGGATGACATCTTGGACGAACAGGATGCCATTTCTGAAACAGCCATGGATAACACGTGGGACTGGTATGAATCGGGCCCCCGTCAGCGATTACAGCCAAATGGTGCGATTGTCCTGATCAATACGCGGTGGAAGACAGATGACGTGGCGGGTAGGTTGCTTAAAATGCAATCTAACATTAAGGCGGATCAGTGGGAGGTATTGGAGTTTCCTGCCATTTTGCCTTCAGGTAATCCGCTTTGGCCAGAGTACTGGAAGTTGGACGAACTGGAAAAAGTCAAATTTTCGATTGGCTTGAAGAAGTGGAATGCGCAGTGGCAGCAGCAGCCGACCAATGATGATGGGGCGATATTGAAGCGCGAGTGGTGGCGCAAGTGGAAGCATGATGAGCCGCCGTCCTGTGAGTACATTTTGCAGACCATGGACACGGCGTACAGCAAGAAGGAGACGGCTGACTTTTCGGTCATCGCGACGTGGGGCGTGTTTTACCCCAGTGCTGACGGCGGTCCTGCCTTGATCCTGCTGTCGGTACAGAAGGGGCGCTGGGACTTTCCTGAACTAAAACGCGTCGCGCGGTCCGAGTACCTGTATTGGAATCCCGATAATGTATTGATCGAGGCCAAGGCGACGGGGACACCGTTGCAGCAGGAATTACGGAAGATGGGTATTCCTGTGACGATGTAT